CATTATATACGCTTTAATAATTTGTGCTGCTTTTTATTGTATTTATTTTTAAATCATAAAATCATTTATGATAAGTAAAACTTATCAATTCAAAAGCGTTGGGCCGTCAGTCTATTATACAGCGAAATCGCATATTTGTGCGAAAATAAATTGTAAATAATCGTAAACATTTAAAGCTTTGGGCCGTCAGTTCATTATACCGTGAAATCGCATATTTGTGCGAAAAATAATAAAAATAATGTGAAAATAAATGAAGCGCACAATGCGCTCCAGAATCGTTTAAAATTAAAGTCAATAGTAACATATGGGCAAAGTGCTTGGCTGCTTGGCGCGTCGTTCTGCGTAAATGGAGGCATGTTTTGTTGTTGGAAATGCGAGCAGCTATGCGGCAAAGCGCGTGGAGGCTCATCGTTTTATTTGTCGGGCGGGGCGTTCGCAGAATCGTATTCGGTCATTCTGGGCGCTACCGGTCGCAATCAATAATTATTGAAAATAAATCAGCACAAATATATAATCGCAGTATAATAGAATCATATTAACAAGGAGCAGTATTATGGGCATAATAGATGATAATGGACAGCAATGGGAGAGGTGCTCAAAATGTGGTGGCTTTGAAAAAATCGAATTACTATCTTACGAGCAGCCATCTCAATTTCATCTATATGGAAGAGATATCGGGCGTTGCTGCAAAGAGCAATTGAGGCTGCGAAAATATATGATATTTATGCAAATAAATCAGCACAATTCTCAGGTCGCAGTATAATAGAATCATATTAACAAGGAGACAGAAATGAACATCATTAAATCACTTCAAAACAGAATCTCAGACAGACTTACTGAGACCAAATCACCTTGCACATGTTACAAGACCGAGGCCAAAGCTGAGCAGGTAGCAGCAGAGTTATCAGTTCAATATGGCCGCATGTTCGATACTACTGGGCGAGCTTGTAGATACGTAATAGTGTATATTGAGCAGCTGGATAAATGGACACCAGCTTTCGACTTTTCGGAGCTCTTCGGGCGTAGTACTTCTAACGGCGGCTATGTAGGTGTGGCTTCGGACAAAGGTTTTTATACTTTCTAATTTACATTATTTTACGAAATAATTCAGCACAAAATAATAGTCGTAGTATAATGAAATCATACCAACAAGGAGAATGAGATGATAAACAAACTAAAAGCAATCTTCCTAGTCAAATCAAGAGATGAGATTTGGAATGAGTTACACAATGAGGTCAAGGTCAATTTAGCAATCAACCAATGTATGCATCGAAAATTCATTCGTATGGTTGAAGTTAGTCGAACAAGATTTGGTTACTAATCGGAGATAATCATGAAATTCATTTTAGTTTACATAATCGCTAATGTTTTAATCGCTTCTAACTCACCTAAGCAGCGTGAGTTTGAGACTTCGGACGAACTATACGACTTCCTTGAGCAACACCCAAACTATGAATTAGTAGACGTGAAAGAAATGAGTTTAACATGAAAACAATCATCGTATCATCAACTTATATTATCTCATACACAATTACAACTTTAATTATGTACCTATTCTAAGGGCTTGGCACTTGGTGCTTGGTACTTAAATCCTAATTCATAGCTCAATTCCATAGAGCATTATATCGGCTGCAATTCAGTGTGGCCGAAATTATTTTCGAATAAATCATTCACGCATTAAGCATTCATGCATAAATCATTCATGCATAAATCATTCATGCATAAATCATTAAAGTCGTAATCATTAAAGCGTTAATCGTTAAAGCGTTAATCATTAAAGCGTTAATCATTAAAGCGTTAAGCATTCATGCGTCAATTCTAATTGGGGGCCCATAGCCCTGCCAGGTACCCGAGGCCAGGTCGCCGGAAATTTTTTCAAAACTGGGCTTTTACGACTATTACGGCATTACAAAACCGCTACGTGCTTGGCACTTAGGACTTGGCCCTTAATATTTTTGCTTGGGGGCGAGGTTCATATTAAAAAAGCGAGGTTCGTTTATAGAAATGCTTGGCGCCTGGTTCTTAGTTCACCTTACGCACATCCGCATAAAAAGTACTTGAAACCTGGTGCCTCGCACCTAGACAGAGGCTTAGACTATGTTTCATAGCGCTCTGGAAATGTAGCTAAAAAGATGCATATAATACTATGGAACTAATAAATAAGTAGCCTGGGAGCGCATCAGATTAGCTCTACGATACTAAAAACTATGCTCAACGCTCCATGATTGGGGCTATGTACAACGTGCTGGGGCTATTATACAATGGAGTCATGAATGTTATAACCCAAGATGACAACCAAGGAAATCAGATACTGCGGATGATTCGTAGCGAATTTCCTGAGTATCATCCGTTGTTGGCCATTGCTAGGCTGGCGCACCATGATGCAGCTCCACTTGGGTTACAGCTCGAAGCACACAAGACTATTGCTAAGTACGTGCAGCCGGAGTTGAAGTCAATCGAGGTTAAACAGCCTCTTGACACACGGAAGAGAGTTACTGTATCACTATTCGATGAGGCTGAAGTTATTGAGGCGGAGTTGGTAGAGCCTCAGCTTGAGTACATCGATGCTCGTAGCGAGTTGGAACGGTACTAATGACCGACTTTAAGTTGTATCCGCCGCAGCGTGCTGCTCTTATGTCTCAAGCAAACGAGATACTTTATGGTGGAGCACTTGGAGGTGGTAAGAGCTATCTAGCGCGGGTGGCTACTATTGTGTACAGCTTGGAAGTGCCTGGGTTGATAACTTATCTGTTTCGGCGGACTTTTAAAGAGGTGCTGGCGAATCATGTGTACACGCCTGGGGGGTATCTTGAGATGCTCGCTCAGATGATACGAGACGGTGATGTGACTTTTAGTAAGTCCGACTACTCGTTTACTTTTTATAATGGCAGTCGGATTCAGTTGGCGCATAGTCAGTTTGAGTCAGATATTCACACCCATCAAGGTGCACAGATAGGGTTTTTGGTAATCGACGAGGCGACGCACTTTACGCCGTCGATGATAAGGTTTATACGGTCACGTGTTCGGTTAGGTAGCCTTAAGGTTCCAGACCAGTGGAAAGGATTGTTTCCTCGAATATTGTACACAGCCAACCCAGGTAATGTTGGGCATCACTACTTCAAGTCGAACTTTGTAGATAGACGCACTCTGGAAATATTTCAGGCGCCGGAGGACGAAGGGTCGATGTTGCGACAGTATGTCCCAGCAAGACTAGGTGACAACAAGATTTTGTTACAGAATGACCCGAATTATATGCAACGGGTTAAGGGCATGGGTGATAGTAACCTGGTTCAAGCCATGTTGGAAGGCGACTGGGATATTTTGTCAACCGGCGGGTTTGCAGATATTTGGAGAGGTAAAACACACATTGTTGTTCCTTTCACTGTACCTTATACATGGCGCATAGATAGAGGATATGACTATGGCTCGAGTGCACCAGCTGCAGGCGCTTGGTTCGCTGAAGCGGATGGAAATGAGTTTTTGAACGCTGCCGGTCAGACTTGTTGGGTTCCTAAAGGGACTATTTTTATTATTGGCGAGTTATATCTCGCTAATGCTAAACATGAAGGTCTGAAGCTCACAGCGGAAGAGCAAGGCCGGCGACTAGCTGCAGTGGAGTCGGACAATGGATGGGTAGATGTGCAGCCAGGACCTGCTGATAACTCAATATTTACGAGTGAGCCGGGTAAATCCAGTATCGCAGATGATATGGGCAAGCACGTGAAGTATTGTCGTAGTGACAAGTCACCTGGTAGCCGAGTTACTGGCGTCGGACTAATGAGACAGAGACTTGTTGCATCGACACAACGACCAATGGAAATGCCTGGGATTTTTGTTTTCTCTAATTGTTATCACATCATACGTACGTTGCCTAACTTAGAGAACGACCCAAAGAATTCAGAGGATATCGCAACCACTGGTGAAGACCACTTTTGGGACGTTATTCGATATAAATTATTACAGAATCAGCGTAGAGCATTTACGACTGAGGTAACCGGAGCTTAATATGCCAGTACATCAAGACTTTCACCCGGAGTATCTAGCTCGTACAGAGCAAATGACGAAATGCCGCGATGCGTTTGAGGGTCAAGAGGCTATTCATAAAGCAGGCATTAAATATTTGCCGAAGCTAACAGGTCAAAGTCAATCTGCGTATAACGCATATAAAAAGCGTGCACTGTTTTACGCAATCACTTCAAAAAGTATTTCTTCAATGGTCGGCATGGCTACACAAAAAGAGCCAATTATTGTACGTCCAGATGTATTGAAACCATACCTTGAAGATGACAATAGCATTGAGTTTTACGAGTTGTACACGATTTTACTTACCGAAAACCTATTGCAGGGTCGCATAGGTTGTTATATCGATAGACCTATTGCCGGGGGCAAGTTAAAAGCCAACATATATTTGACTGAGAATATTGTTAACTGGGAAACAGACGACAACGGAGACCCAACACTGGTAGTGCTGAGAGAAACCATCTTCGAACGAGACCAACGTGACAGATTCAAATCAGTGACTAGTACACAATATCGTGTATTAGAAATGGTTGATGGCCGGTTCCAAGTTCAGCTTTACGATAGTAAAGGGGTGGCAATAGGCGGTGTAATGGTCCCGAATATTCGGGGCGTAGCAATAACGTTTATTCCATTTTTCGTTGTTGGCCCCTCAGGCCTCGGTTGGAGGGTAGAGAAATCGCCTACAATTGATATTGTCAACATCAATCTATCTCATTATTTATCTAGTGCTGACTTGGAACATGGCCGTCACTTTACAAGCTTACCTACTCCTGTTGCAATCGGCGTAGAAGCAAGTGCGAAACTTAATATCGGCTCAATGACTGCATGGATTCTGCCAATAGGTGGAGATGCAAAATTCTTGGAGTTTACAGGTCAAGGGCTTGGTAGCTTGGAAAAAGCGCTCGTTGAGAAACAATCTCAGTTAGCATCACTTGCTGCACGAATGCTGGATAATAGCAAACGAGGCTCTGAGGCAGCTGAAACAGTTAAACTTCGCTATATGTCTGAAAGTGCAACTCTTTCAGCAGTTGTACGCGCAACAGAATCAATGTTAAATCGCGTATACTCTACAATGGCAGTATTAGAGGGCGAACTTGCAACATCTGTAAGTATTAAACTCGATAAAGATTTTATCGATTCAAAATTATCAGCGACAGAGTTAACTGCGCTAGCAAATGCATACTTAACCGGAGCAATGGATAAGGAAACATATATCTATAACCTACGTTCAGGAAATAGACTAAACCCAGCAAGAACGAACGAAGAGGTAATGGCCGCAATTAAAGAACCTCAGCCTAAAGAAGATGTCAAAACCGTAACTGATGTAGAAGTAGAAGCTTAATATTTAAAATGGAGATTTAAAATGGGATTACGTGCAACGTTAGAAACTACAGAGGGTTTGGCCCCTGAAATCGCAGCCTTATATACTAAGACTGAGGATGGAAAATTCGCATTGGAAGTGGATGGCTTGGTCGGTAAAGACAAGCTAGATGAATTCCGCAATAACAATGTTTCACTGTTAAAGCAATTAGAGGCCTTTAAAGGAATCGACCCAGCTAAAGCTAAAGAAGCTGCTGAGCTCGAACGTAAAGTGCGTGAAAAAGAGTTAATTGATAAAGGCGATATCGATGGTATCGTAACAGAACGTGTAAAAGGCATTGTTACAGATTATGATACTAAGGTTCAGGGCTTAACTGAAAAGTTATCTACGACTGAAGCACAATTGGGCGTATTGCTGATTGACCGTCAAGTAGCTGCAAATGCATTGAAGCACAGCGTTTTACCTGAAGCTGCAGACGATGTAATGTTACGTGCAAAATCAATTTTCAAAATCGTTGACGGTAAAGCTGTTGCAATGAATGGCGACAAGATGGTTTACGGTAAAGATGGCGTAACACCATTGACTGTTGATGAGTGGGTTAAAGGCTTGCAAACAAGCGCACCTCACTTGTTTAAATCATCAACTGGTTCTGGTTCTAAAGGTGGCATGCGTGTAGGCGGTGTAGATACAAGCACAATGTCAGCTAAAGACAAAATCGCAATGGCATTAAGTCAGCAAAACTAATTGTAAGTGGCCCCTGTGTAGGACTGTTTACATAGGGGCTCTTAAGATATACAATGGTTCTACGGTGCATAAATAAAAGCTCACAGAGTTGGCTTTTATTTATTCATTGTCTCCTCGGTGGGGAGATGAAAGAATTTATTTCATTTCTAACTGGAGATAATCATGGCATCAGTCACCCTAGCTGAATCAGCTAAACTAACGCAAGATATGCTTCTTGCTGGCGTAATAGAAAACGTCGTAGAAGTTAACCCACTGTACGAAGTATTGCCTTTCATGGGCATTGAAGGTAACGCACTTTCATACAATCGTGAAAACGCTTTGGGCGACGTACAATTCCTTGGTGTAGGCGGTACTATTACTGCTAAAGCAGCCGCAACATTCACAAAAGTTACTTCTAACTTGACCACCATTATCGGTGACGCAGAGGTTAACGGCTTGATTCAAGCAACTCGCTCAAATTACACCGATCAAACGGCTGCACAAATCAGCTCTAAAGCCAAATCAATTGGCCGTAAGTACCAACAAAATATGATTATCGGTGATGGTACTGGTGATACATTTGTAGGTCTTTCTGCATTGGCTGCTGCAGGTCAAACAATCAACGTAGGTACAGATGGTGCGAACTTATCATTCGACATCTTGGACCAACTAATCGACGCTGTAAAAGATAAAGACGGTCAAGTTGACTACTTTATGATGCCAGCTCGTACTATTCGCGCATTCTATGCTTTATTGCGTGCATTAGGTGGTGCATCTGTAAATGAAGTGATTACACTTCCATCAGGCCGTACTGTTCCACAATATCGCGGTATTCCAATCTTCCGCAATGACTGGATTCCTACTAACCAAACTAAAGGTACTGGTACTAATACTACCACAATCTTTGCTGGTACGTTCGATGACGGTAGCGAAACTCACGGTATCTCTGGTTTGACCGCCATGGATGCAGCTGGTCTTCGTGTTAAACAAGTAGGTGAGTCAGAAACTAAAGACGAAACCATCACTCGTGTAGTAATGTACTGCGGTCTGGCATTGTTTAGCGAATTAGGCTTAGCAATTGCTCCAGGTATCTTAAACTAAGATTTACTTGACGAAAAAGCCTCGCAACAGCGGGGCTTTTAAATGGAGAATGACATGGCTTTAAAAGGCGTATTTACATTGACAGGTGCTAACGAGGGCAAAAACATTGTTTTGCTTGAACGTTATAAATTTGTCAAAGGTGTTATGGAGACATCTGCAAACGATGCACCTCTAATTGAACGCTTGCTTTGCAGATTTTATGGTTGCACTTTGGAAATGGTAGGCGTGGAAGAAGTCGAGCAGGACCCAAGCTTAGGTGAAGGCGGCAGTTTATTGTCATCTGAAACTAAAGGCGCTGCGGGTGCAGCTGAAGCAGCTCGAGTAGCCGCTGAAGCAGAAGCTGCTAAACAAGCTGAAGAGGCTGAAGCAGCAAAACAAGCCGCTGCCGCAGCTCAAGCTGAAGCGGATAAACAAGCTGCAGAAGCAGAGGCTGCAAAACAAGCCGCTGAAGCTGCAAAATCAGGTAAGAAGTAATTAAATGCCAGTGACAATTGATTCTACCATAGGCGGAGTAAGTAGCAACTCGTACAGTTCCTTAGCTGATGCGAATGCATATTTTGCTACGTCTTTTGGTAGAACCAATTGGTCATCTGCAAATGATGACAATAAATCAATTTGCCTTATTGAAGCTACAAGACAAATTGATTTACTGTTTGATTGGATTGGCTTAATCAATGATATTGAACAAGCTTTAGATTGGCCACGTAAAACTGAAGATTTCAGAGATATAGATAAAACAGATTTTTCGGATATTGGTTATGGCTATCAATTAGATAAAAATCCATGTGACGGCGTAACAATTCCACAGGATTTAAAAATAGCTGTATATGAGTTAGCATATAGCATTTTATCTAATGGCTTTAGTATTGATGAGCAGCTTGTTGATTCAATTAAAATCGCAAGTATCAGTATCAAATTAAACAACGATATTCGTGCGACTACTTTACCTAAAATCGTTATTGAGTCATTGAGAAAATTAGGTATTTATAGAGTGGTTGCAAGTAATCAAGTTTCAACTGCAATGTTGGTAAGAACATAATGGATTTGCAACGTGTCATAATCGACAACGTTAAGGCTGCAAAGAAAATACTTGGCACTTTAATGATTCGTATATCTGTAAAGACTCTTGTATCTCAAGGTTACAACAACACTACAGGTGAAGTTACAAGAAACGAAACGGTTATTGAGTTTGACACTGTAATCGATACATTCACAGATGAAGAAAAAGGCGAAGCTAATTTTTCTACCTCTGATATAAAGCTTATTGTTTTACCAAATACGGATGGGGTATTTGATATTAAGCCAAAAGATACGGTCCAAATGGGTAATGTAACGTATAATATTAAAAAAGCGACTCCAGTTTATGCTGGTCAGCAAATAGCAATATATACGTTAGTTTTAACTAATTTAGGTGTAGTTTAGCGCTCTAGAGTAC